TTCGTGAATTTAAGAGATTTCTTCACACGAAGTACAACAAGGGCGCCAGCAAATAGTGGTATGTTAGTTGGCCGTTTATATGGTAACAACCTATTGCCGACTGGTGTCCTAAGTGCTTCAAACGCTATGACAAATAGTGATATTTACGCAGTTACAACCTTAATCAGCTCGGACATTGCAGCGATGAATTGGCACGCAACAGCACCTATTGAACAAGCACTAGACAAGCCTAACGTTTATACAGCAGGTTACAACTTTTGGCAATCAGTAGTAGCTCAGATGCTTTTGTACGGTAATGCCTATGTACTGATTAATAAGACAGGTGACATTGTAACAGGATTTGAAAAGTTGCAAGATGACCAAATTGGTCAAGTTATTGTAGCTGATGATTCGAGTTCATTAACTTACTTGGTACGTTTTAATGATAAACGGCCAGATATGTATTATGACTCAAGTGAAATTCTACATTTCAAATTAATCAGTGTTGGTAGCGATACTAATGACCAGTATTTTGGTAAATCACCACTTATGAGTTTAGTTCCTGAATTATCAGCACAAGGCCTATCTAATGAGTTGACCAAGAACACATTACAAAATGGAATTAATCCAGCAGTGATGATTAAGGTGCCAGAAGCTAAGTTAGACCGAGAAGTTAAGGATTCAATTCGTGATGGATTTGTTGATAGTACGACAGGTGCTAATTTTGGTAAGCCGATTGTGCTAGACAGCTCAGCAGATGTATCAACACTTGGTATTAATCCTGAAGTAACTAACTTTTTGAAGACAGTGGACTTTACAAAGACACAAATTTCTAAAGCGTATGGGATTCCTGATTCGTATTTAAATGGTCAGGGAGACCAACAGTCATCAATTGAGATGATTAGTGGCTTGTATTCAGCTTCAATTAGCAGATATAAGAATGCTATTCAATCAGAATTGAGCTTGAAGCTAGGTGTACCAGTTGAGATGACTACTGAAATGACTGATGATGCTTTGATTAATCGCTATGTCTTGTTGGCTGATAAGCAGATTGTAGGCACAGCAGAAGCCAATGCAGCATTAAAGCAGAAAGGTATCATCTAATATGACAGAAATTAGAAGTACAGGCGTGGACTTACAGGCCATCACACGTGATGATGCAGGTACTACGACTAAACAGATTCAAGGTTATGCCATTATGTTTGATACAGAAAGCGTTGACCTTGGTGGCTTTGTGGAAATCATTAAGCCGACAGCATTAGATGCTGTAGACCTGAGTGATGTAAAACTCATCTACGCACACGAAAATAATCAAATATTAGCTAGAGCAAGCGCGGGCAATCTACAAACAAAAGTAGATAGCAAGGGCTTGTTTTTTATTGCAACTTTAGCTGATACGACACTTGCCAATGATGTCTATGCAGACATTCAAGCGGGTAATTTACGAGGTATGTCCTTTGGATTCACGATTGCTGACAACGGTGATACATGGACGAGACAACCAGACGGAAAGCTATTACACACTGTTACACAAATTGGCCAAGTTGGTGAATTAACAGTGACAGCTTACCCAGCTTATCAAGACACAAGTGTTGAACTAAAACGTTCAGCAGAACAACAAATGAAGGGAAAAAGAGACATGGCAACAGATACAAAAACGCCTATTGATGCACCAGCGCAAGAAGTACCTAAGACTGATGATGTCCTAACACAAATTGGGGACACATTGGGAACTATCTTAGACCGACTAACAGCACTTGAAGCATCAGAGGTTGAAGAAGTTCAAGAAGACCAAGCAGAAGATGCAGCAGATACAACAGAAGTAGAACCAACAGGGGCTGAAACACCAGCAACTGAAGACCCAGCAGCTCGCGATGATTTAGCAGACGTGCCACCAGTGGACGATGTACAAGAAGCAAGCGCAGAACACCGCTCAGCAGAGCCAAAAGAAGGAGATTTAAACATGCCAAAAGTAATTACACGCGATGCAGTATCAGAAGAAGAACAAGTAAAGCGCTCATATATTGATGCCTTGACAGACGTTAATAAGCGCGATGGTGTCACAACTGATGCAGAAGGCGCTATCTTAGTTCCTAAGCAAATCTTGGACGTACAAAAGACACCTGAAGACCCAGCTAACTTGGCACATTACGTGAACCGTGTGGCCGTAGCAGCACCAACAGGAACTTTACCAGTATTGGCTAAGGCTTCAGCTCGTTTGGTAACAAAGGAAGAACTTGCTAAGAACCCTGAAATCGCAAAGGCTTCAATCACTTCTGTCGATTATAAAGTTAAGACATATTTGGGACAGCTTCCAATCTCACAAGAAATGCTTTCAGACTATCCTGAAGCACAAGCCTTGGTGTCACAATACTTGCAAGACGTTAAGTCAGCCACTGAAGAATTGGCAATTGGTAAGGTTTTGGCAGCTAACTTCGGCTCAAACACAGCAGATTCATTGGACGACTTGAAGTCAGCATTTAACAAGCAAATCAACTACGGTGCAGACCGCGTTATCGTTATGTCAGTGTCAGCCTTTGATGCCGTTGATAAGTTGAAGGATGCAGAAGGCCGCTACTATGTTCAAAACAATGTAACAGCAGCATCAGGCTCAACTTTGTTTGGCGCACCAATTATCATCACGTCAGATGAAACACTTGGTTTGGCAGGTGAAGCGAACGTATTCGTTGGCTCATTGAAGCACGCAGTTGTTGAAGCAGTTCGTTTGGACGGTTTGGCAACTTCTTGGGCGCAAAATGACTACTTTGAACAAGTTCTTTCTGTAGCTTCACGTTTTGATGTTCGACCAGCAGATGTTCAAGCAGGGGCTTTCTACAAGTTCACAGCGAGTAAAGTCTAATACAACTACCACAACAACTAAAGCACCGACTACAACCACTACTACAACGGTAGCAGGTTAATTAAGAATACTCGCCAAAGAAATACACAATACAGCAATGGGCGGGTTTTAGAAAGGTAAAAACATGACAGTAGATGCTACGAAATTAGCTGATAGTTTACATGTGAACCTTGATGAAACTGAAGAATTGATAACTTTAGAGGGCTTAATTAGCACTTCAAAAGAGCTTATTAAGTCTAGTGTTAATTACAGTTTGCCTGATGCTGAGCTTGAGCAATATCCAATTTTTGATGCAGCTGTATCAGCGCTTGCAGCGGCTTTATATTATGACAGAACACTTGAGAATGGTATGCCAAAAGCAGTGAATATTATGATTGTTCACCTACAAGGACGTTTGGGAGGTTTTTAAATGGTTAATAAACCCTTATTTAGCCCTTCAGACCTTAATTTAAAAGCTGAATTTACAACATTTCAGACAGTGATTAGCCCTGTAAATGGGTCACAGATTAAGAAACCAATTACTTTATTTACTAAATGGGCAGGATATAGACGTAGGACTCTTAATCAGACATACCAAATTAATGGCACGACCTTGGAAGACACTATTTTAATTGGTGTTAAACATGATGAGCGCATTAATAAGACACTTGGTGTAACGATTAAGGGTATTAATTACTCAATTCAATCTATTAGCCCAGACGAAACCAACAGTTATTTTACGTTTGACTTAATCACGCTAAAGAAGGTGGTGAAGTAAATGGACGATGACATTTTAGGACTTAATGAGTTGCTAAATCAAGTTGGTGGACTGGTTAATATCACAATTGAGGAACGTCAAGAAATCAATCAAGCAGGAGCCGATGTGTTGAGTTCAGAACTCGAAAAGGCGACCAAAGATGCTGACCACTATTCAAATAGAAATGTGTTTAAGGGCGATGTTAAGCATTTAGCTGATTCAGTTGTAATGGGGCCACTTGAAGGCTCAGCTCCTGATGGTGATGTTGCAGTTGGATTCAGCGTTAAAGATGCTAATCATGCACGGATTGCTAGAATGCTGAACGATGGCACTAAGTACATTGCAGGTGATTCATTTTGGGATAAGGCAATAGCTAACAACCAAGACAAAGCACTGAATGCTCAAGCTAAAGAACTTGAAAAAGTATTAGATAAGCGGGGTAACTAGCGATGACTATTGTTATGCAAGCTAAAGCACTACTTGATGTGTTGGCACCTTGGGCTGATGATGTCTATCCAAATGTCATACCTTCCGAGGTTATGGACAAGACAGACACCACAGTTATTCTAGTAAGACCAGCATTCGACCAACTAGGTGATTATGGCAGTGACACTTTTGGGTCAATCACAAACCATCTCAGTGTTCAGATATTCTACGCATTGGGCAATGAGTTTGATTACGATGCCTTAGAGTATCAGCTTTATAAAGCGCTTCAGGTTAAAGGATTTAAAGTAAACGACATTAAAGGGCGTTTGGTAGACATTGACACAAATCAAGACTATCAAACATTCACGATAACTAAAAACAGAACAACACAGGACTTAGCTAAATAGCTAGGTCTTTTATTTTGAAAGGAATTTAAAATTTATGGCCAATTTAGGAATTAAAAACGTAAAAATTGCACTTGTCGATGAAAAAGGACACGTCATTAAAGGCGCCAACGGAATTTTCAAAGATACAACAGATACTTCAGGTATCTTTACAGCTGACCAAGACACAGCCTTTGGTGTAGCTTCAGTTGCATTCTCAAACTTGACTGGTACATTTACCGATATTTATGGCTCAAACAAGGTTGTTTGGAAGGCTGCTGGTAAGTCTGCACCACAAGCGGTTTTGACAGTGAACGCACTTCCA